TCAGACGAATCAAAACTTGCTGATAGATTTGGCAAGCCAGATTCAACAAATTATGAACACTGGTTCTCTGCTGCAAATTTTCTTGCGTATTCAAACAATCTCAAAGTTGTTCGGGCTTTTGGTGCCACAACTAAAAATGCGGTTGCAAACGGCACTTCGGTTCTAATTAAAAATGATGATGACTGGGAAGAAAACTACTCAAGTGGTGCGTCTACCTATGGTGAATTTGCTGCTAAATATGCAGGCGCATTAGGCAACTCATTGAAAGTTTCTTTAGCTGATGCAAACACTTATAGTGGGTGGGTATATTCCACTCAATTTACTTCAACTCCAGGAACTTCAACATATACATCCAATCAAGGTGGTGCAAATGATGAAATTCACATCATTGTTATTGATGAAGATGGTAAAATTTCAGGCACATCAGGTACAGTATTAGAGAAGTTTGGTTTCGTATCAAAAGCTTTAGATGCAAAAGATGATAGTGGCAATTCTTTATATTACAAAAATGTGCTTGCAAGTAAATCAAAATATGTTCGTTGGATGTCACACCCAACTGCAAATGTTGGTGCGAGTTATGCAAATGCAACTTCAACTTGGGGCAATACTGCATCAAATATTTCATTCACAAGACTTACATCCAATGTAACGATTTCTTTTGGTGCCACGGCAGCTGCCGGTGCAGATGGTACTATTGTTGCTGCAAACACGATTACCGCTTACAATTTGTTTAGTAGTGCAGAATCTACTGATATTTCTTTAGTTGTTACTGGTCCAGGCGCAAACACAATTAGTAGTTCACTAATTACTTTGGCAGAAACAAGAAAAGATTGTATCGTATTCTTCTCACCTGCTAAATCAGATTGTGTTGATAATGCTGGTTCAGAGGCTACTGCTTGTGTAACACAGGCTGCAAGTATTGGTTCTTCATCATACGCTTTTATGGATTGCAATTGGAAATATCAATACGATAAGTATTCCGATGTTTACCGTTGGGTGCCATTGAATGGTGATATTGCCGGTCTATGTGCTAAGACAGATATCGAAAAAGACCCTTGGTTCTCTCCAGGCGGATTGAATCGTGGTCAAATTCGCAATGTAGTAAAATTAGCTTGGAATCCAACTAAAACAGAGAGAGATACTCTTTATGTTAAGGGTGTTAATCCTGTTGTTACTTTCCAAGGCGAAGGTACAGTTCTATTTGGCGACAAAACATTGTTATCAAGGCCAAGTGCATTTGATAGAATCAATGTGCGCCGTTTGTTCATTGTGCTTGAGAAATCAATTGCAAGAGCAGCACGATTCTCAATGTTTGAATTTAATGATCAATTCACCAGAGCTCAGTTTATTGCCCTAGTAGAACCATTCTTGCGTGATGTTCAAGGTCGCCGTGGTATCACAGACTTTAGAGTTATCTGTGATGAAACAAATAACACAGGCGAAATAATCGACCGTAATGAATTCATTGGCGACATTTACATTAAACCTGCTCGCTCAATCAACTTTATCCAACTAAACTTTGTTGCGGTGCGCACAGGCGTATCATTCGAAGAAGTCGTTGGAAAGTTCCAATAAATAAGAGAACAGGAGAACTATAATGGCATTTAGCGTAAACGAATTTAGAAGTCAAATGACAGGGGACGGTGCTCGTCCTAATCTCTTTGAAGTTTCTATGCCTTTCCCTTCATTTTCTTCACCAGGAAATGCACAAACAAAGCTTACATTTATGTGTAAGACCGCACAGTTACCAGGATCAACAATAGGCATTGTTCCTGTTAACTACTTCGGTAGAGAATTGAAGTTTGTGGGTAATAGAACCTTTGCAGATTGGACAATCAGCGTCATCAACGATGAAGATTTTGTAGTCCGTAATGCATTTGAAAGATGGATGAACGGCATTAATAGTCACAACTTGAATGTTCGCAATCCACTTGCACTTGCACCATTTGGGTACTCAGTTGATTCTGATGTTACACAATTTGGTAAAAAAGGTGACACTATAAAGAAGTATAGATTTGTTGGTGTATTTCCAACAGATATTACTCCTATTGATGTTGATTGGGGTTCAAATGATACAATTGAAGAGTTTTCTGTAACTCTCAGCTATCAATGGTGGGATGCTGTAGAAACTGGTGTAGTGTAGCGAAAAGGACTTCGGTCCTTTTCCTTTTATAGGATGATATATTAATGGCACTAAAACTTTTTGGTTTTACGTTAGGTAGAGATGATGTTGTTCAGAAACAAAAGCCTGAACAAGCATCTTTCGCACTTCCAACAGAGACAATGGATGATGGCGCAGTCACCATCACCCAAAACGCTCACTATGGAACATATGTTGATTTAGAAGGTTCTGTTCGCAATGAAATAGAACTTGTTTCTAGATATCGTGAAATGGCAAATCATCCTGAGTTGGAGATGGCTATTGATGATATTGTCAATGAGGCAATAACACACGATGAATCTGGTAGAACACTAGACATAGTTCTTGACAAATTAAAGCAACCAGAATCCATCAAAAAGAAAATTGCAGAAGAGTTTGATAATGTTCTTAAATTATTAAACTTTAGTAATTTAGCAGACGATTTATTTAAGAGATGGTACATTGATGGTAGAATTTACTATCACATTGTTGTCGATGAAGAAAAACCTAAAGAAGGTATTCAAGAGTTAAGATATATTGACCCTCGAAAGATTCGTAAAGTTAGAGAGATTAAAAAGGGCGCAGATCCAAAAACTGGTGCTTTGATTATCAAATCTCTTGCTGAATACTATGTCTACAATGATAGAGGCACAGTAACACAATCATATACCAGTTCAGTAAATGCTGGCTTAAAAATTGCACCTGAATCCATTTTGAATGTGAATTCGGGATTGATGGATGCAAAAAATACATTCGTCATATCTTATATACACAAAGCGATTAAGCCACTTAATCAGTTGAGAATGATTGAAGATGCGGTTGTTATTTACCGTGTTTCAAGAGCACCAGAAAGAAGAGTGTTCTACATTGATGTTGGTAATTTACCAAAAGGTAAAGCCGAACAGTATCTTCGTGATGTGATGATTAAGTATAAGAACAAAATTGTTTATGATGCAGCAACTGGGGAAGTTCGTGATGACCGTAAACACATGTCAATGCTTGAAGATTTCTGGTTGCCAAGGCGTGAAGGTGGTAAAGGTACAGAGATTACAACATTGGCTGCAGGACAAAATCTTGGCGAATTAGCTGATGTGGTTTACTTTAGACAGAAACTATTAAACGCATTAAATGTGCCTATCAGTCGTTTAGAACCACAACAAGGTGGTATGATTGGTCTTGGTAGAACAACTGAAGTTACCAGAGATGAAGTTAAGTTTGGCAAGTTTGTCTCAAGACTTCGTAATAAGTTTTCACAAATATTTGATCATGCATTAAGAGTGCAATTATCGTTAAAAGGTATTTGTTCTGTTGACGAATGGGATGACTTCAAAGAAGATATCTATTACGAATTTAAGAAAGACAACAACTTCACCGAACTGCGTGAAGCAGAATTGTTGAAAGAAAGAATGTCAGTTTTGCAATTAGTTGATCCATATATTGGCAAATACTATTCGTTGAATTGGGTCAAACAAAATATCCTTCAATTTACAGATGAAGAAATTGAAAAGATGGATGAGGAGATGAAAGATGAAGAAGACCAAGGAATTGGCGGCCCTACTGTCCCGGCCGATGCCCAAGGACAAGGACAACAAGAACCTGAAGCAACACCAGAACAATACCCTGCCGAAGACAACACTCAGGAAGCAGACTCCACGGAGTCGTTAACACCAATGTTAGATAAGCAAGTAGATAAGTATTCATCTGGACTAAATAAGCGATAAAAGGAGATTATAATGGACACATCACAATTCATTGATCAATTGGGTGCTGGTAATGCATCAGAGGCAAAAAACATATTAAACGACATTCTTTCTACAAGAGCATTTGAATCATTGGATGCTAAGAAGATAGAATTGGCAAAATTTATTTTTACTGGTAAAGAAGAACCTGTAGAAATACAAGATACAGAAGAAGTTTAATGAAATCACTATTAGAGTTCAAAACTATCGCTGAAGAAGAGAAGTCAGACTATTCAAAGTTTGACATGTTGGTTCGAGCAGGTCTTGCCAATAAGGCACAAATGCAAAGAATCCACAAAATTCTTGACAAGATGCAAGAAGAAAAGCCTGTATTCAATAATGCAGATAGAATGATTCTTCAAAACCTATTCAATAAAATGGTAGATTTGATTTCTAATAATAAACAAATCTTTACACAGGCAAGAAGAGTTGTTAAAGATGATGTTGATACAATTCAAGCAGAAAGTTTGAATGAAGTTGTTGACGCCAAAGATCCACCATACATACTATTGTTGAAAAGAAAAGCAATCAGAATTTATCCTGATAACACTAAGGTTGCATTATATCATAATAAACAATTAGATAAAT